GATCGCCAGCCTCGGCGAGCGTTACCTCGGTGCCTCGTACACCGTTGGTGGATCGAACCCGACGCAGGGTTCGATTCTGGCGCAGATCGTCCTCGACATTCAGGACGGCAAGAAGTTCTACGCCAGCGGCTTCACGGTCGCCTGATAAGGAACTGACATGGCACGAGTTCGCGCAAAGGTGGTGTGCTTCGTTGACAACGGTCTCCGTCAGGTGGGCGATGTCTTTGAGTACAACGGTCCTCACAACGGCAACCTTGAGTACATCGACAAGCCGGCTGTGCAGGCAGAACCCGAACCCGAAGTTGCCCCGGTGGTCCGCCGCCGTGGTCGCCCGGCTCGGGAACACCAGAGCGACGATTGATGTCAGCTCGATGAAACAGAGGGGCGTCGGACTCACAACCCGGCGCCCCTCTATGACTAGGAGGCCGCCGTGGCAAGCGTCGTAGAGATTTGCAATCTGGCCCTCGCGCACCTCGGCGATGACGCAAGCATCGCCAGCATCGACCCGCCGGAGGGGTCTGCACAGGCGGAACACTGCGCCCGGTTCTACCCCATTGCGCGTGACAGCCTGCTCCAGATGCACAACTGGAACTTTGCTAGCCGGCGCGCATTGCTTGCGTCGGTCACGATGCCGTACAGCATGTGGAAGTATGCGTATGCAGTGCCTGGCGACATGATGGTTGCTGTAAGCGTACTACCGCACGACGCCGAGAACGACTACTCGGCCAAGTTCACGCCAAGCGACAACCCTGACTTTCTGCACAACTACGCGCCGCTCGTCGCAGCCGGGCGCTATGTGCCGCAGCCGTACAGCATCGAAACGGACACGAGCGGCAACAAGGTGTTGTACACCGATCAAGAGAACGCGCTGCTGCGCTTCCAGGCGCTCGTCACCGACCCGACCAAGTTCGACCCGCTGTTTGTGATGGCGCTGTCGCACCACTTGGCGGCGATGCTGGCAGGCCCGGTCATCAAGGGCGATCAGGGCGCTGCCGAGGGCAAGCGCCAGACGCAGTTGATGGTGGGCTATCTGCAACAGGCCCGCATGAGCGACGGCAATCAACGGAACATCAAGCCGGAACACATCACGAGCTGGATCGCAGGACGCTGACCCATGCCAAGCACCCGCATCTACAGTCGCTCGTTCGCAGGCGGCGAGTTGTCGCCGGAGATGTTCGGGCGCATTGACGATGTCAAGTTCCAGACAGGTGCGGCTAAGATGCGGAACTTCATTGCCACCCCGCAGGGGCCAGCGGAGAACCGACCTGGCACGGCATTCGTGGCCGAGGTCAAGGACAGCACCAAGCGAACGCGGCTGATCCCGTTCACCTACAGCACCACGCAGACGATGGTGCTTGAGGTCGGCAACCAGTACATCCGGTTCCACACGCAGGGCGCAACGCTGCAGGCTGGCAGCCCGGCGGCCTACAACGCCGCGACTGCGTATGTGGTCGGCGACCTCGTGTCGAGCGGCGGCACGAATTACTACTGCATCGCTGCCACGACGGGCAACGCGCCACCGAACGCGACCTACTGGTATCCGCTGCCATCGTCGGCCTACGAGATCCCGACGCCGTACCTTGAGGCTGACATCCCGACCATCCACTATGTGCAGTCAGCCGACGTGCTGACGCTCGTGCATCCAAACTACGCGCCCCGCGAGTTGCGCCGGCTTGGCGCGACCACTTGGACCCTTTCGACTATTTCGTTCGTTGCGCCTGTTGCGGTCCCGGCTGCGCCGACCGTGACAGCTAGCCGCGGCGATGCGCTAAATATCACGGGCATTACACAGGCAAACCCCGGCGTCATCACGACGGTCGGCAACCACGGCTTTGCAGTCGGCGACAGCATCTACGTTGAAGGCGGAACGATGACGCAGTTGGCGGGGTTCTACCTCGTCAACAGCACGCCGGCAGGCAACACGCTGTCTGTCAAGGCGTATGACACTGGCGTGCCTGTCAACACGACGTCATACACCACATGGACGAGCGGCGGGTTTGTGCAGTTCGGCGACAAGAGCCTGGACTTTGATAACTACTACGTCGTAACGGCCATCGCGCAGAATGCGGTGGACGAGAGCGCGGCAAGCCCGAGCGGCAACGTCATCAACAACCTGAACGCCATCGGCGCGAAGAACACGATCAGTTGGAGCGCGGTGTCTGGGGCGCTGCGCTACAACATCTACAAGCGGCAAAGCGGCCTGTTCGGATACATCGGTCAAACGGCGAGCACGTCGTTTGACGATGACAACATCGGTCCCGACATGGGCATCACGCCGCCCATCGTGGAGACGCCGTTCGTGAGCGCCGGGAACTACCCACGAGCGGTGTCCTACTTTGAGCAGCGCCGCATCTTCGCCGGCACCAACAACGAGCCACAGACGATTTGGATGACGCGCAGCGGGACCGAGAGTGACCTGTCTTACACGCTGCCAAGCAAGGACAGCGACCGCATCAACATCCGCGTGGCGGCCCGCGAGGCCAACACCATCAACCACATCGTGCCGTTGACGCAGCTGCTGCTACTGACAAGCGCGGCGGAATGGCGAGTCAGCCCCGTCAACAGCGATGTGTTGTCACCGTCAACAATCAGCGTGCGACCCCAGTCGTACATCGGTGCCAACGATGTGCAGCCCGAGATTGTCAACAACACGGTCGTGTACTGCGCTGCGCGAGGCGGCCATGTGCGCGAACTTGGCTACTCGTGGCAGGCTAGCGGGTTCGTGACGGGTGACCTGTCGGTGCGTGCCGCGCACCTGTTTGATGACCTTGATGTCACGGACATGTGCTACAGCAAGTCGCCGCAGCCGATACTGTGGTTCGTGAGCAGCAACGGCAATCTGCTTGGCTTGACCTACATGCCCGAGCAGCAGATCGGCGCGTGGCATCAGCACGACACGGACGGTGTGTTTGAAACGGCCACCGCGGTTGCCGAGGGTAGCGAGGACCGTCTGTATGTGATCGTCAAGCGCACAATTGGCGGCAACACAAAGCGTTACGTCGAGCGCATGGCATCGCGCCAGATCACGACGCTGACGAACTGCTTTTTCGTGGACTGCGGCCTGACCTACGACGGCAACAACACGACGGCCACGACCGTCACCGTCAGCGGCGGCACGACCTGGGGGCCGGCAGACGTGTTGACGATTACGGCTAGCAGCGCGATCTTCCAATTCCCGTCCACGAGCAGCCCGCCGACCGACATCAACGACGCCATCGTGCTAACCGATTCGGCTGGCAATCTGTACCGCCTGCGCATCATCGGCACGAGCAGCACGACGGTGGCGACCGCCCGCGTAGATGTCACACTGCCGGTCGCCCTGCGCAACACGGCTACAACGGTCTGGGGCTTCGCCCGTGACACCGTAGGCGGCCTGACGCACCTAGAGGGCGAGACGGTCAGCATCCTCGCTGACGGGGCCGTGCAGCCGCAGGAGACCGTTTCTAGCGGGTCCGTGAGCCTCGACCGGGCTGCGGTGGTCATCCACGTCGGCCTGCCCTACGAGAGCGATCTACAGACCCTGCCGGCGGTAATGAGTTTGGATGGATATGGACAGGGTCGGTACAAGAACGTCAACAAGGCGTACATCCGCGTGTTCAATTCCAGCGGCATCTTTATCGGGCCGACCGCTGATCGGCTCGTGGAGGCCAAGCAGCGCACGACGGAACCATACGGCACGCCGCCGAGCCTCAAGAGCGACGAAATTGCGGTTGAACTCAAGCCGGCATGGCGCGCTGGCGGACAGGTCTATCTGCGTCAGGCCGACCCGTTACCCCTGACGGTGGTTGGACTTACGCTTGAGGTCGTGTTGGGAGACTGATTGATGGCTGAATACAACATCCCATTCCTGCTGCAACGCCCATACGACGGATCGCCGACCATGCTGACGCCTGGCGACGTGCCGACCGTTGGCGAGCGGTTCACCCTCGGCAGCCAGGTCGCTGAGGGGCTGACCATCGGCGGGCAGATCGCGTCGGTGTTCGGGGCAGCGACGAGCGCCATCGGCACCTACTACAACATGCGGTCGCAGCAGAACCAGCTGCGCATGCAGGCTCAGAACGCGCAGTTCCAAGCCGAGATGGGCCGCATCAACCGACGCGCTGCCGAGTTCACGGCGGGCGAGGTCGGGCGTCAAGGCCAGTTGCAGGCGGGTCGTTACACGATGGCGGCGGGTCAGGCCCGTGCCGGCGCACGAACGGCGATGGCCGGGCGGGGCATTGCGCTCGGTCAGGGATCGGCGCGTGACATCATCGCCAGCATGGACATCATCAAGGAGATCGACCGCCTGAACATCAACGCCAGCACGGTCAGGGCGCAGGAGGCGGCCCGCCTGCAGGCGTTCAACCTCGGCACGCAGGCCACGATGGCAGGGCTGACGGCGAGCAACCTGAGCGCGACCGCCGGCACGATCATGCCAGGCTTCGGCGCAGCGACCAGCCTGCTCGGTAGTGCTGCCGACATCGGCGCGAACTGGGCGCGCAATCGGCGGTTTGAGGAATTGCTTGAGGGCTTGTCAACGCGCAGGATCTAACCATGCCGACCGTACCCACCACCTTCGTCCCACAGGTCAGCCCGTCAGGAGGCGGCGACATTGGCGACTTTGCCGCACCGCCCGTGCAGCCCATGCAGAACGCCGCACCCGAACAGGTGCAGCAGTTCGGTCGCGCCATGACGCAGGCTGGCAACGTGGCGTTCAGCGCGGGCGTGGCGATTCAGGACGCCATTGACGAGGCCGAGACGAAGGCAAGCGATGTGGCGTTCCTTGAGCGCGCCAACGACATCCTGCGCGGGCAAAACGGGTTCCTGAAGACGAGCGGCAAGCAGGCAGAGGACGCATTCCAAGCCACGCAGGACGCGCTGTCGCAGGCCGGCCAAGAGACGATGGACCGTCTCCAGAACCAGACGCAGCGGCGCATGTTCCAGAACGTGCTGTCGCGCAACATGATGACGTTCCAGACGCAGGCGCTCGCGCACCGCGATCAGGAGGTCAAGGTCTATGCGACGA